TCTAAAGAAACACCGTTTTGTCCCAGAAACTTGTGGGTGGGGCGATACGTAACAGCCATTACGCTTCAACCCATCCAACAGAATCTTCATCCCAAAAGTAATCTTTGCCATCATCGGGATATGGTGTCGGCGCTGTCCAGTTATGGTTTTCGTCAAGAACCCACGACGGATATAGCTGGGGAGCCATAAACACATCAGCATCAGGATCGTAAGTAAAACCTTTACCTGCAAATTGTTTTCTGAACTTATTCTCTCGGGCGTTGTAAGAAGCCTGAACCCAATTACCACCTAACAAATTTTCACAAAAAGCCGCACCAATACTTTCGACTTCAACACCATTTTCATCAGCAGTATCTTCGTTAGCAATAACAATGACTCTAAGAACTACGTTGTTTTCATCAATTTCTGCGAAATGAGCCACAACTTCTCCTAAGCCACATACGGGTAACGGATAATGACTTTCCCTGACCCGCCAAGGCCACCGCCTTCTGCCGTAATAAATTCTCTTACGCCACCGCCACCGCCACCAGTGTTTGCAGTTCCATTAGTGTTAGAAGGTGAAACGTAGTAGGAGCCTTTACCTCCACCACCAGCGCCTCCAGCAGCAAGGGCGTTACCTGAGCCTGCTGAACCACCACCTCCGCCACCGCCGTAAGTTGTGCCAAGGGATTTCCAATCAATTCCAGCGCCACCTACACCACCAGAACCACCACCAGTAGAACCCACTGCGCCAGCGCCGCCTCCACCACCGCCAGCATTAAACGCTGTTGCGTTGCCGCCTGCGTAACCCTGCCCAGCGGGCGTTGGAGATGCACCAGAACCAAGATTCGGGCCCGCGTTTTGCAGTCCTCCGCCACCGCCTGAACCACCACCAAAACCGTTAGGGTTACCGTAAGCGCCACCGCCGCCACCACCGTTAGAAGTGGTGGCATACGTGGCAACAGATGAATCTCCACCTGCTTGGCCTGTGTAGCCTCCGTTGGGGCTTGTACCTCCAGCGCCGATAGCTACTGCATATGTTCCTGCGGCAATAGTGATTTCATCTACTTGAAGCATTCCGCCTGCGCCGCCTCCGCCGCCGCAACCCATAGCCGAACCGCCAGAAAACCAGCCGCCGCCTCCGCCGCCAGCGCCTCCAGACAGACACATAATGTCAACAAGATCACCGCCGCTAGCAACAACAAAGTTGGTTGAAGAATTAAATGTGTGATAGCGGTATCCGCCAGCATCACTAATCGTGCCACCCGTTGCTTCTATCTGACCACCAAACAAAGCCCCGTTAAGCCACGTAGACACTTGAGTGCTCGGATGCCCCTTCGGGGTGTCCGAGCGCCCTTTCCAATTAGAAACAGCCGATGATGGGTTAGTTCTGTCCTGTCGGAACGACATCAAGCCCTCCGATTATGCAGTTATGCGGTTTACGTAACCGTTTAAGTTAATTGCATCCCCAGCAGCAGCAAACGCTTTTACTACCAAACTGTTCTGTAAAAGAAGCCCAGGAATAATAAGTGTCATCCCTGAATCAGCAGCAATTTCAAGCTCAATTAAATCGTCTTGATCTGTAGTGCCACCAAACTCAATAGTAAGAACACGAGCGGTAGCAGTTGTGTTAGTCGCATACAACCAGATCTCATCCAAATTGGATGTACCCGAAGTCGCTGTATGAACGGTCACAGATGCGCCCGTGCTAGTTCCTGTTACAGAAATGTTCTTTCCGTTTGTGCTTCCCGAAAGAAGATGTTTTGAATATGTCGCCATATCTGTCCCTTAGCTAAAGACCTGATTAGAAATAATGTTATCCGATGTACCGTTCACAGACGTGGGTATATCACTAGTAAGCGCTACTGTCCCAGTCGCATTAGGCAAAGTAATAGTCCTGTCAGCAGTAGGGTCAGTTACCGAAATAGTGATTTCGTACCCATTACCAGTAGTCGCACCCGTAAACAGCATTGGGCTGGCACCCTGATACGTGTTTGCCGCCTCAAACGTGTTTGTTGCATCAAACGTAACAGAACCAGTAAAAGTACCGCCAGCAAGCGGCATTTTCGTCGCATCCGCTGGCGCAGCAGCCCACTTAAGACCAGTTCCTTCACCAGAATCGGCAGTCAAAACATAGTTGTTTGTGCCAACAGCTAGCCGAGACACAGCGTCAGCGCTGGTCGCAACAATAAGATCGCCCTTTGCATCAACAATGTCTTTCTGCACAACACCAGGAGTGGTGTTCACAAAAGTTTCAATGTCCGCAAAGTTTTGATTCATGTCGGCAGCAACGATTACTGATCCTGCATTGAAATCGTTTAGAGGTCCAAGAGTTGCCATTTAACGCAGTCTCCTTGGCGTATATGTGAACGCCAGCGCATTGATTTCCCAATGGAAATTATTAGTAGGTCCGCTGACTTTCATACTTACACTCCGTCCTGTCCCAAGTGTAGGCAAGTTTTTGACATCAGCGGTGAGATCACGACCAATAGCATCCCATTTAGCAACATACGTGCCAGATGCTTCATTCCACTTAGCTGTATTCCAACGAGAAGCAGACGTTTTACCTTCCACACTCACACTAAAACTAGAAGTTTGCGTAGATTTGTCGTAATCCTTAAAAATGTTTATAGGCAACGTAATCGTTTCTTCAGCAGAAACAACAGCCCTTGGACGACCCCAACGCTTTTTAACGATGGGGTCTTTACCTGTTACCCAACGAGTAACGAAATATGAATCAATATGTGTTTCCGTGCTTGACGTGTAACGGTCAGCGTCACGTTTCTGTTCATCCTCAACATCAACCACAGAACCCGTATTGGCCACACATCCAGCAAACACTGTAGGCGTACTATTGGGTGGTCTATAAGAGAACAATGGGCCAGCATCGATATCGGTAGCTACCCACGCACCACCCTGACCCAGTGTCGGATCATAAATATAGGTTCGACGAGTAGTGGCAACCCCATCGGTGTAATCAACAGAAACATAAAGTTTGTTGTTGCCCCACGCAAGCTGCGGTGCAGAACCAAAAGTGATTTGCTGGTTATCTATAGCAGGAACAAGTTTGCTGAACAGCCACGTAAAGTTCTGGCCGTCATAAACGTATACGCCTTCTTGGGCGTGCCAAAAGAATGTTCCAAACGGTGTGTTCACTGGAGAAGAAAGCTCCACTGAACCCATATCGTTTGTCAAAGTAACAACCTGAAACGAATCAGAATCAAAACCGAATATCGCATACACGCTGTTGGTCTTGAAGATCAGTAACCGATCACCGTCAGGGACAAGTGCTGTGATCTGGTCACCGTGTTCCCCAAGGTCAATGTCTACGTAGTCTGCTGCCGCCCAGGTTTCTGGGTCGTTGACTGCTGACCATCTGACTCGTGATTTGTGTCCTGTTGCGGATTCATAGGTGTTTGCGACCCATGCGAAGTTGTTCCAAAACGCAATGTATTGGGCTTGCGGCATGTTGCCGCTTGCCCCAAAGGTGGTTCCGAGATCCGCAGCCGTTGCCCCATTCCAACGGAATGACGGCTTGTCATAACTAACGCCATAAGCCACATTGTTCATTGTCATCCCGTAAACACGGGAGCCATCTGTCCTTGCTGTTATTCCTGTAAGATCCGTAAAATTGCCCGCCGCCGAATGAGCCACTTTGGTTCCATAATTAACCATCAACTGGTTGACCCCAGCATCGGTATGGAAACCCCACATGCCTTTAACATCGGCACCTAAGGCTGTTGTGTTTCGGCGGTCAACACCATCACGCATCCGAATACCACCACGAGGGTCAACAGTTACGTTGAGCATGTCGGGTGATTCGTTGTCTGCGAGGTTGAACTGGTCGCTTCTCAGGTTCAATCCACCTGAAAATGATTCCAGTACTTCAAGAGAAAATCCTTGACGAGCCATCAGGGGTTACCAGATCACTCCGCCAGTATTGGCGTACCTCAATCTTCCCATACCCGCAGCGTAAAGAGTTGATCTTCGACTGTTCGCAATCATCGGTTGCGGAGCAGGAGTATCAGCGTAACGGCGAGCAAGGTTATCAAGCTGTGACTGGAACAACGCCATGTACTGGTTACCCATCGTCGGATCTTCCTGCTGGAAATATGCAGCAGCAGTAGCGTACGTAGCTAGAACCGCATGAAACGGATCAGGCAAATCAGGAGAAGAACCACTAGAACTACCCAACCCAAACGCAGTTGGATTACGGATAGCACGCACATACATCGTCGCCACACTGTCAGGGACAGGGTAAAGACGAACCGTGTCGTTCCAGAAACTCCACTCCCACGGAGCGCCCGATGGTAACGAGTTCAATGGGTAA